CTCGTCTTTTACAATTAACTTCTTACCATAAGAAGGAATTTGTGGTAATACAATCGTCACGGGAACATCAGCACTTACTCCAATATAATCATCTACATTTGATGCCTGATAGTAAGTGGTAATACCAGAGATATTTACAATTGTTGTGCCACCAACATCATTTGGATCAACAAACTCTGCTTGATTTGTTGTGGAATTCCATTGTAAAAATTTATTATTATAAGCACCAGAATTAGTTGCAATACCTACAACATCATCTAAGTATCTAAGTTTTGTTTCGCCACCTCCACCAATTGTAGAAAGTTGTTGTTGAATACGAGAAAGGAAAGTGCTGTAATGTTTTTGTAAATCATCAAGTGTTGCAAACTTTTGATCCAGTGGAGTAATTGGATCTTGCTGAACTTTAGTATTTGATGGCTCAGCAAGAAGACCTAAAGATTTTTCAATTAATGTTGGTTCTTTAAGTTCTTCTTTATGGTCTTCAAGAATCTCAAGAACTTCATCCAAAGATTCTTCAATTACATTCTCAATAATTTCTTCTTGTTCTTTGGGTGTCTCAGAATATAACCACTTTTCAAATGCCTTAACGGTCTTTTCTTCTTGTATTTTTTTCTTTTTGGTTTCTTTTTTTAAATTGGATACTTCTGTAAAAAGAGAATCAAGACTGATACTTTCAATTAAAGATTTTTCTTCTATCTGTTCTTCTACTTTCTTTTCTTTTTCTTTTTTCTTAAGCGCAGCAAATTCTCCAAAAAGAGAATCTAATCCTAAGTCACCGACTACAGAATTAAATTCCTCTTTTTTCTGTTTTTTTTCTTCTGCAACCAGTTTAAAAAGATCAGATAGATCTGACATTATCTATCACTCTTCCCCAGACTCTTCCCCAGATTCCTCTTCTTCCACTTCTCCAAACATATTTGCTGCCGCCATTGGACGGAAAGCATCAATTCTTTCCGCAGATTTTGCAAAAAGTAAATCTTTAATTTTATCGCTAACGGTTGAAGGAGATTCGTCAGCTGCGATCATATCCAAAAGGTCATCCATAGTTATGTTAATCAGTGTTTTTTCTATTTATATTAAATTTGTCCGCCCTTAGGCATCTCTGCAATTTTTCCATCTGCTCTAGTAGATCCACCATCCTTAACTCCGTCAAGATTTGGTTCCATTACTGGTTGACCCAAATCCATTCCAGGTGCTGCAGCAGCATTTGGGTCCATAGGCATACCAGTCATTGGATCGACGGGTGCATTTGGATCAGGAATAATGCCTTCTTCTATTTCTTTCTTGATGAGAATATCCTGCTCTTCAATTTCAGTATCAGTTTGACGTAAAATTTTGCGTCTTATATAATCGAGTGAGAAATATTTTCCAACATATGGTTCTGCTTGTGCGACCATATTTAATCTTTCTGCAAGAAGTTCTGCATCCTTTAGTTCTGCAAAATGATTGTCATACAGGAAGTCATATTGAATATGTTCCTCCATAATATGCCAATCTTCTGGAGTAATAATGTTCTTGAGAAGAAGTTGAGTTTTCAGCATGTCATTAAACATTGCAGAAAATCTTTTTCTTAATCGTGCAACAAACTTACTAAATTTAACTTCGTCACGCAGAATTTCTGAAGAACGACCAAGATTAAATCCACCTTCTCCGTCCATTCTTGATGGTGGAACATTCAAAGAACGATAGAGTTTCTTCTTGAAATACTCAATATCAGTGATTTCTCCAAGGTTTTGTCCGCCTGGGAGTGTTGTAATTTCTGTACCACGTCCACCTTCTCTACGAGGCAACCAGAAATCTTCAAGCATACTCATGAATTTTTTATCATCACGAATTTCGCCAGTGCTTGCATCATATACAAGTTTGTTGCGATAACGCATCATAACATCACGAAGATATTGTTCTGCCTTAACTTTAGGAAGATTACCAACGTCAATATAAAAAATACGACGTTCTGGAGCTCTTGATAATCTGTAGATAACAAGAGAGTCTTCAATCATTCTTAATTGATTGAGTGACTTAATTGCTTTGTGAAGATATGAAAGTGTTGATCCCTTATTTCTATCTACTAGTCCAGAGGTGCAATATGTAATAGAATCCTTCGACATTTTTATCCCATTAGAACCACCCATCGAAGATGGGTTCCCTGTTGGGTAGGTCATTTTGGGATTGTAAATGAAATACTCTTCAATTTCTGGGAATTCGTAATCCATTGGATTATCTGAATTCATATTTGACAGTCTATACTTATCTGTATCTTTTTTCTTTGCCTGCCTTACATAACGCATTTTCATTGCGTCAATGTATCTTAACTCCTTAATTCCATCTTCTGGTTTCTTTAGATCAATTACTTTATGGTAATATAAACGACCATCAATATACCAATTTCTGTATATTTCGTGTGATTTTCTATCAAAGTCTAAAAGTTCTAAAAGATATTTAAATTCTTTTCTTATTCTCTTTTTAATTCCGTCGCTTGCATTCAGATTTGAAAGTTCAATTTCTATAGGACTATCATTTGTATCAGAAACAATTGCTTCATTTACAATATCCTCAATTGCACTGTCACACTCTGGGTGGAGTGCCATTTCTCTATATCTTTTTAATAAATCAAATTCTGTTCTGTAAACACCTTCAATGTCTACATAAGATCCAAAAAAACCACTACTCAAATAGTGGTCAGTCGAGTCCTCATTATTTTGAGGAACAGGACTAACCACACTTGGAGATACATCTTCAGTATTCTCAATAGAGAACCCAAATAATTTTGCCATAATTAATTTTAACTTCTGACCTTATCTATTTATTATGCCTTGGAAGCGGTCTGATTTGAAACTAATTCGTAAGATTGAACTTGGAATTCAACAGTAAACTCTTCAATGGTGTCTGAAGAATCGTATGAAAGATCAATTGCAGAGATATTAGTTGGGAAAATATCAATGAATTTGTATGTCTTCAGAATAGAATTATCGCTACCAGTATTGGATGTACTTGCTGGAGTAGATCCTCTGCCTAACTGATAGACAGTTGCATTAGACATATATGATGCGGGATTTGTTGCTCCAAGATTATTATCAAGTTTTGAAATAATTTGCATCCAAGATTCAAAAGCATTTCTGAGTGAGAAATCTTCATCATTAATGATCGTAACCGTCCAAGTATCAAAAGTTCTGTCTCCAGCAACTTTAAAAACTCTTCCACGGAAAGGAACATCAATTGCTGCAATGTTTGAAGCAGGGAGAGCCGCTGCCTTACACATATAGGCAAACTTGTCGCTATTCCAACCAGTAACACCAGCTGGTGGAGTTGTTAGTTCAACCTCAAACAAGTTGGGGCGGGCGCCGCCACCAACCATAGAGGATTTAAATTGAGAGATTGTCTTGAGTCTAGTCATGATTAGTTACCTCCTTTTGTTATTTATCAGAATATATCAAACTGTACCAGCTACTTCTTCAAAACTTACACCAGTTCTTGTAGCAACAAAGGTAAGTGTTACATAGTTAATAGACTTAGCAGGTTTCAGATAGATGTCTGCTCTGAATTCGTTGTTATCAATAACATCAGGAGTGTTGTTTGTCGTGTCGCAAACAACGAGGAATCCGTAGAGACCTCTTTTCGCTTGAACATCACGAAGATATGGTTCAACAATGTTTCTAAAGTTTGCTCTAGTCAGTTCGTCGTTCAGTTCGAAGAGTTGAGCTTGTGCTGCTCTTTGTAGTGCTTGCTCGATAGTGAGGAACAAGCGACGAACGTTAATTCTGTCAAATGCGGATGCATAACCGAGAGCAGTCTTGTCACCAAAGAGAAGGGTTCCAATTCCAGGTTGAGTTACGATTGCGTTTACTCTCTGTGGATAGAGTTGGTCTCTCTGTGCTTTATTTGGGTTATATGCAAGTTTAATTGCATTGTTGATAATTCCTCTTACCTGACCTGCAGGAGAGAACCAAGGATAGGAGACGATATTTGTGCGGCACATTAGACCGGCAACATCTCCGTTGCAAGGAATATATACAAATTTATTGTTAAATCTGTCATAGGTGTACTTATATCCACTATCAAAAATTGCGTATGATGAAGATGAAAGTGAACTGAAGAACTTGATGAGGTTATTTGTCTGTGTTGTGGTATTAGTAATACCAATCAAATGTGCTCTATGTGGCGAAATTGTTGCCACACAATCCTTTCTAAGTTCTGCAATTGAAATTAGATAAGATGCTTTTGCTTGTGAATCTGAATCCGTGTCAAAACCAGGACCCATTATCAAGTAATCAACTTGAATCTCATCTTTGTTTGCAAATAAATCATAAGAAGTAATGAGATCGCCAAGAGTTGATTTCATTCCACCATTTGCGGAATAATCAACACCACCACCTAAGGTATACGTTTTATTTCCAATTGCGCTGAATGTAACATCTTGAGCTTCTAATCCCCAGTTTCCATCTGCGATGGTAACCTTAGTGTAACCAGATACGCTAGTAAATCCAGTTGAAATCGGAGTAGTTCCCCAATAAGAATCGGCAGCACTTGAAGGATTTCCCCCAGCATAAATTTGTGAAGAATAATCTGCAAGGAACTGTTCGTACCAGATTTTCTGAGGAGAATTGACTGCAGATACTGCATCAACTGCTTTTGACAAACCTACATGCTTCTCAATAATTGTACCTTGATTTCCAGTAATAGAACCTAGGTCATCAACAACTACAATATGAATTCCGTCGTTATTCGAGTTACGCTCATCTGCATATTTGTTTGTCTTTGGTTTTGGTGCAATTGACTTCCAGTAAATGGTTACGTTTGTCAATCCAAGAGTCTGATTATTATACCAATCAGAAACTGTAGAACTTGAGGAAGTTCCTGTTGTAATTCCTGAATTGTTTACAAACGAAACTGTTCCTCCAAAAAATGCTGATCCAGGAGAATTTTCTGCATAAGAAATAGTGCTAGCAGTTCCAGTACTTGAAACTCTTGCAACAATTTTTACATCAACTTGACTTGCGCCACCAGCATCTGTTCTAACACCTGTAATAATGCCCTTAAGGTAACCATTAAATAGTGAAGTACTCCCACTACCTGCAATTACGGTATTGGAAATTGTTGTTGTTACGCCATTTCCGACGATAGCACCAATAGAACCTGGATTGGTTGATGCAATAGTGATAGTTTGGTCTGCTAAATCATCAATTACACAAACCTTCAAACCATTCGCCCAAGAACCTGGATTCTTTGCAGCAAATGTAAAGTTATTTGCATCAGAATGATTTATTTGATAATCGTCGTAATTATCAATCTTAAGCGATGATGTTGATGCAATGCCAACACCAGCATTCGCGTTGTTCAGTGTCGAACCACCTGTACGAACGACTTTGAGGACTCCACCATATGAAAGATATGATGATGCAGTCATCCAGTATTCATACTGAGAATCTATAGTGCTTGGCTTACCGAAAGTATTGATTAACTCTTGTTCGGTTGTAATGTCAATTGGATAATCAACTGGTCCAATTGGGAATGGTCCAGCAATTGCTCCAATATTATCTAAAACATTATCAGCTCTTCCTATAGTTAAATCAACTTCTCTGACGAGTACGCCTGGAGATAATTGAGGAGTCGCCATGTTTTTCTCCGTAAATCTCAGTTTATCTAGAAATTATTTATTAAAAATATACTTTACGGTGGGGAAATATGACGTGAGTATTTTTACCAGTCTGGATATTTCCAATCGGAAGAAGATGGTTTCTTTTTTCTAGATGCATTTATTCTTTTTGACGTACATTCTTTGCATTCATAGGAAAATGAAGATGCTACAGGACCTCTATCCTTACGAGTTCTATAAAAACCATCTGTCAAATCTTTTGTCTCATCACAAACTCTACATGTTCTATTGGAAAGTAGTAAGTGACTAAGTTTTATTTGTTTATCTAGTTCCATTAGGTCATATAGTCCCACATATGAGACATATCACCATATTCATCAACAAACCATCTATCACCATCAGTGTCAACAAAACTTTCAGTTTCGGTTCCATCAGATACAAATCCAAATGGTGCCATATCCTGTTCTATTTGATTTTTCTGCTCCTCATATAATCTTTTTCTGACATCTTGGTCGGTAAGTTCTTTAAAATAATCTTGAGCGACTAACCATGCATAAATGACAAGACACATTGCCAAATCATCATTACAACCTTCTTCTGCCTCAAATGAATTATGCTTTTGAATAAAGGTTGTAAGTTCGCTGATGATTTCGTAATCATTTAGATATAATTTATCTTCCTCAATCATTGTTTTGAGGTTTAAGCATCCAACTTTCTTTACTGTCTTAGACATCTTAACGCCAAGTTGAGTTTTCTTCCCAGAGAATCCTTGACCGACAACCTGTCCTGCCCTACCTCTCATAGAACACATTAAAAGATTGGTATACTCTAAATCATATTGAATAATACTTGCTACCTGATCACCAACGTCATTTACTTCACATAAGATATATGCATTATTATAACTTTTTGCTATATCATGAATAACGCTTGGAAAAAGCATTGGTTTGATTTCATTGTTCCTATACTTTGCAACTACTTTATGTGGGAACTGTGTTATGTCTACTACTACAAATGCTGAGTAGTCACACCCAACCCCTCTGGCTACGTCTACAGTAATTAAATAGTCATGTTCGTCAATTGGGTCAACATATACATCTAAACCCGCGCTACGGGTCTTAGGATGGTCGTAGACGAGGGTTCTGAGTTTAGATGGAGCAATCAGGGTATCAACGGAACCAAGAAATTCGCATTCAAACTCAACCTTGAATTGTTGCTCTGATGTGTTTGCAATTGTTTGTGCTTTCCATGCCTCATCTCTTCCAGGAACTTCACTCCAATGAACGTCTGTTGGTACATATTCATTCTTACTTCTCTCCGCATCGTGCCACATGCGGTAGAAGTGATTCATACCATGAGGCGTTGAAACAATAATAACCTTCGTGCTCTTACCAGAAGAAATGGTAGGATAAACAGATGCAAAGAATTGATCTGCAATATGATTTGGAATGAACGCAAATTCGTCCAAGAAAATGACATTATAAGATCCACCACGAACAGCAGATGCTGATGTGGATGCAGCAAGAATTTTGGATCCGTTCTCTAATTCTAATGAACCTTTATTCCATGATAGAATGCCCTGCTGCATCCACTTAGGTAGATTCTCATATGCCAGTTGTAATCTTGAAAGCAAATCTCTTGCAGTCGATGCTTTGTTTGCAAGAATTGCAATATTTACGTTGTCGTTAAAAACTGCATAATGAAGAAGGTAAGATACGCAGGTAGTTGACTTACCTGTCTGACGAGGCATCTTACAAATATTAAATCTATGATCATGGAAGTTTTGAATCAACTTCTCCTGAAATGGATACATCTTGAATGGTTGCAATCCATGGTCAAGAGTAACAATTTGAATATAATTTTTAGCAAAATAAACAGGATCTTCCTTGCATCGCATAAACTCAAGAATTTGGTCTTGAGTAAATTCGATAGAAGTATTTGCTTTTTTTAGATTGGGATTACCAAGATAAATGTCTTCAGCCATAATATAACTCTATTGTATTAGCAATTCCAAGCTCTGAGTGATTTGTTAATTCTTGAATCGGGATCGTTTGCAGTTTTTGCTGAGGTTAATTTTCTCTTCATTCCTTTCATACGAGCACAAAAGGAATCTCTACGAGAACCACCTTCTGGTTGTGGTCTTTGTAGATTGCTGCCAGGATGTTCTCTCTCATAGGACTTACGCCCCTTTTCATTTAAACCACCCGACTGTGACTTTCCTTCCTTTCTTTGCCATGCAGCAACCTCTTCAATATTCTCTTCACCAATTGTTTTATTATTCAGAAGATAATTTTTTGATTTGGAGTTTACGACCTGAATCAAAGGCATTCCTGGTTGAAGTGTTGAAACATTATATTGGAGAACTTGTGAACCAGGATATATTTTTTGAATCTCATCAGTCACATCCTTCCTTGACGGCATTCCTGTTTGTGGGAAGAACATTCTGATAGAATATGACTTTCCTCTCCAAGAAAGAATAACTGCAATAATATTTCCAGTTTCTGATTGTAGACGTGTCGTTTCACTTACCCGTTGCTTAAATCCCTTAATTGGTTCTGGTTTAATCACATCAATAAATTCTGCAAATGTATTTCCATTCAAATCTTCAATAGTTACATCTTCTTTCATTTTTTCTGCTGTTTTGCGTTTAGCAAACTGCATATAACTTTCGCCGGGTTTTAATTTATTGCTATAATTTGGAGTTGTCTTTGGTGAAGTGGATTGTGCTCTATCTTCTCTGGCACGCTGATTTGCTCCAGGTCCACCTAATTTACGATCTTGTTCTGGATCTGGATGCCAGAAATCCCCACCTTCATGAACGACTTCTTCCTTATATCCCTTTGCTTTAGGAACACCTTTTGAAGGAACGCAATTGGGAACAGGTTTTCCTGCTTTCTTTTTCATTCCAACTTGAGTATATCCTTTCCAGCAAGGATCTTCTTCTTGAAGTTCTCCAAGAATTTTATCGACAAGTCTTTCTTCTTTTTTAACCTTTGGAAGTTCTGTAGTTTTTCCTAACTTTCTTTTTGCCACATCTGCTTCATTTGAATTTGATGATGTAGTTAATGCTTCAATCTTTCTTCTTTTCGCTGCTACTTTATGTGCTGCAGGATTTATGGTGAATGATTCTTCCATTTCTCCACTTGCAATATAATCTGCTGCTGTATCAATATAGTCTGCTGCCTTAGTAATTTTGGATTGGACCCATGCCTCCAAACTACCTTCACCCTTACCAACTTTCTTTTTAATTCTTTCCGCTGCCTTTACTAAAGTATCAAGTTCTGAACGTGCCATAGAATACTCATGATCTTTCACAGAAACTTTATCCCATGCCTTTCCACCATAGGAACATTCTGAACGTCCCTCTCTTTTATCACAAAGGGGACAATATCTTTGCTCTTCGTTAGATTCTTTTACATCTTTAAATTTTTTATGTTCTTTCTTTGCAGATGCTTCCATTTTCTTTAAACGTGTATAGTAATCAGGAATTTCGTCTAGATGTTGAAGAGCAATTTCCATTGCAAGTTTATGATCTTTAGTATGTTCGTGCTCTATTGGCTCTCCCATATCAAGTTGCTTTTGTATAAATGAAACATCTAAACGATGCTTCTGAGCAATTTGCTCCACAGTTTTAAATGGTTTTAATTGCTCGTTCATTAAAAAATACTATTCTGTTTATATTTATTTGTCTTCTGGATTTGATTGTTGCTTTAAAAGTTTTGCTAATTCTGCAGTAGATCCAACAAAGAGAGCATTCGTTACATTAGTTGGACCTTTTGATCCCCTATCTTCTTCAACATCTTTCAATTTCTTTTGAAGATCCATCAATTTATCAGTTGCATCTGCAACATTCTTAATTAATTGTCCGGCAACTTCATATGCTCTTGGCATTTCACTTTCTCCGGCAAGTTCTAAGATGCCATTGATTGCTTCTTGCCCCTTTTCTATGAGTGCATATAGATTTCCCCTAGTATATTCATAATCTTTTTTGACATCATCAACTGAAGATTTTATGTTTTCTATTTTTTCTAAAGATGATTGTTCCACCTTAGTATCGACAATTTCACTGCTGACATTAAAAGTATCGTTTAAATTGTCAAATTTTTTTGTCATTTTCATTTTTATAATGTTATTCCACTAAATCCAAAATCATCACCATGTTTGATAAGAGAATTATCTGAAGTAGTAATTGACTTTACTTCTGCTCCAGATAGATGAGACATAATTTTTGAACCATCCATTCCCCTAGAAACTGTTAAATTATTATTTGCCTTTTGCTTAACATAAATTTCTTCGCCATTTATATCAATATAAGTATTTGCAGAAATTAGACTAGAATCATTAACCTTAATTATAGTGTCTTCGGTAGTAATATCTTGTGAAAGATTGGTAATAACTACTCCAGTATAATTTTTCGTTGCTCTTGGTTCTGTTGCATAAACAACTGTTCTCGTTGGATTGTCCGCACTTGCACCAGTAATGTAACTGACAGAAGCCTTTTTGATAATATCTTTTGTTGCAGAAGAAACTGGTCCGAATAGATATGTTTTGGCAGTAAATCTTAATGTATATAACAAAACTCTTCTAGTACTAAAATCTCCCTCATAGTCATCCTGCATTGTAACATTTTCTAAAACTATGGGAATATCTCTCTTCTCGTTGATTGATTCTACCAACTCAATTGTCATATTATATGAAGGTTGGAAATATGGTAATATCTGTTCTATAATTTGAAGTGCATCGTCATTAAGTTTGCACATCAACGAAAGTTCAAATGCCATATTATATGGAACTGGCATATATGCTTTCTTTACTTCAGTTCCATTGGTTGCGTCTTTTGTTAAAAATGTTTGAGTTGTAGTTACTTTTCTTGAAGAATCGTATGTCAAACCAGTAAACTCAAATGACATTCTTGGTAAAGTAATTTGAGTTGATTTATTCAAATCTGGAGATTGTTCTAATCTTGCAAGAAATTTTTGAGTTGGTCCATATGCTAACGGAACTTTAATAATATCAGTAACAACACCAGAAGAATCTGTATGTTTTATTGAAATATTGTTAAATAAAGATCCGAAAGAAATGACGGTTCTCCTTAAAATTTCGTTATAAAAATATTCAAACATTTTATTAAGACCTTTTGTTACTAATTAAACATAATAACTTTTATTTATGGCATACCAAATGGATTTCTTTCTGAGAAATCAATTATAAGATCTGCTTCTCTTTCTATATCAGTATTATCAGAATACCCATCATCTACTGGATTTACTTCAATCAATCTCAATTCATGATAAGCTCCTGAGGTTTGACCGGTAATAGTCTCTCCAGCAATAAAACTGCCCGTTATATTTGATACTTCTAAAGTATTTTTTATAGAATTCCAATTTCTTACTCTTGCTCTCACACTGCTTGCAGATCCAACAACTATTTCGTTAAATTCATAATCTCCAGATCCAGAAGATTCTGGAGACGCAATAACAACGGTCGGTGCAGAAGTATATCCCAGACCAGCATTTGTAATCCTAATTTGCGAAATTGTTCCTGCAGCACTTACTACTGCATAGGCTTCCGCAGAGATATTATATGTAGAAATTCCAATAAAACTAATATTTGGTGGGGATGCGTATCCAGAACCACCTGATGTTAGTGAAATTCTACCAACAACTCCATTACCTATTGTTGCAGTTACTGCCACACCAGAACCGCCACCACCATAAAGAGCAACTTTTGGTGTCATAGTATAACCAAAACCAGAATTTATAACTTCAATAGATTGAACTGACTGCATTGAAGGATCAATATTATCATTACATACAACAACTCCACTAATCATAGTCGCAGATCCTATTCCAGTCAGTCCTCCGACAGGCGCTGAAGATATTCCAACTCTCGGCACAGATGAATATCCACCTCCCCTATTGCTAACAGTAAAGAATCTAATGCCACCGTTAACGACAGTCGCTGTTGCCGATGCAGTGATAGCAGCACCAACCAATGTCAATGTCTGTATGCCTCCGCCAACAACATTTTCAGTTGAGTCGATTCCGTCTGCTTCATTAAAGTCGTTTGTTCCTTCTAAAGTATTGTCAATTTCTCCAATACCAGTATCGATAACTTCATTTTCATATCTAAACAGTTCACATTTTAATTCATAGGTATAATTTCCTTGAAGTTGGTAGAAAGGTTTCTCATGCTCCACAAATTTAATCTCAAATAATCTATCTCCAAGTGGGAAATATATCAAATCACCTTCTTTCGGTCTATGAATTAATCTGGCGTTAGAAATTTTTTTGAGTAGTGGTGTTATGTAAGTTTCAAATCTTTCTCTTGATATTGTAAGTGTTAACTCATTTAATGCCTGAATACCAAATTTTGAAAGGATAGTTGTATTGTCTCCATATCCCTCAATATTTTCAACATAAGCTTCGATTGGATATGCATCTTCAAATGCAGATTGTATGACTTCCTTAATAACAGTTTTTTCTGTTAAGTATTGTCTTGGCAAATAATGAACTTCTACGCCATATATTTGTATTTGTTCGTTAATCAAATCTTGGATAAGATTTTGTTCGCCTTTGGAACCTTGAAGAAAGAAGGGATTAAGTGCCATATACTTATCCTATCATATCGAATGGTGGCAATTCGTAAGTATTTGACATCTTTTCCATCAAAATATCAATTTCTTTTTGGGCATCATCATACAACTGTCTTCCATTCAATTCCACTCCACCAGGAAGTTTTACTCCTTGGAATTTGATAAGATTTTGTCCCCACTGTCTCTTTATTAGTGAGGTTAAGTATGGTTTAATGAAGGAATCATTCCAAACTCTTGCATAATCATTTGGATTTAATGTGCTAAAGCAATCTAAAATTATAAAGTCTCCTGCTCTAACTCCAGACCAATCAATATCCAAATAAAGTCTATCTTGTCTTTTATTGAAACGTATTTGTTTTTGAGTTGTTAACAAGAAATCCAAATCTTCTAAGTATGTTTTAACCATTGCATAACTTAAAAGTTCTGTTGTGCCCCAATAGTAAACATCATTCAAAAATAACTGATACTTAACACTAAACATGTTGTTGGTGATGGTGTTTGTACCATCATAATGAAATATTTTAGTTACGCCAATTATATTTGGAGGAACCTGTAAGTAATTGCTATTTTCGTAATATGTAAAAGTTGTGGCAGTACCAACTATATTTGCGGTAGCCGACGTACTTGCCAGTCCAACAGGACTCTTATCCACTGTTGCGGTCCCTCTTGCAACATCTTGTTCGGTTATTTTATATTTAAAAAATGTTGGGTAAACACCATCAAAATGCCTTTCCTGAAAAAATTGAATGGCATCATCTACAAGATCATCAATTTGTTCATCGGCAACATTAATCTCCAAAACTGGCGCCCCCAGTTTCCTTTTACAGTAATCTATTAGTTCCTGTCTAGTAGATGGTTGCGCCATTATTTTTTACCTATTGCAAATATTTATAGTTGTATTGAAGGTGATAAATTAAGTATTGCTTCTTGCTGCTTTAAATATAGCTTGTAATAGCACTTTGCAATATCTCTCAAATTATTTGCATCTGTTATATTATCTATTTCAGATGCAAATTTAAAATATTCAAAACTTTTGCTTAAATTATCTAATGTTATTTTATCTGGATCCATTTACAAGACTCCTTAATAAGTTTTTTATTTCTTCAAGATCACCTTTCATATTAGCAACATCTGACTCAAGATTTTGTATCTTTTGAGACTCTTCACCCTTTACATTTCTTCTTGAGATATATTCTAGATGTTCTGTCATGTCAACATTGATAATTGAATTTGTTCTTGGATCTCTTCTTAATTGATTGTGACCCTCCACTCTATAATAATTCATATTATGCAAGAGCAATTACTCTTAGATCCTTCATTCTTGGAACATAAACTTGATTGGTTGAAGTTAAAATTAACTTAATTCTATAAGATCTGAAAGATGGGAGATTATCTGCAGTAAAACTATATTCTTTAAACTCAATATTTTCAGATTCAAATCCTAAAGATTGTGTCTTGGAAACAAAAATGTCAGATGATCCAGTATTCTTTGAAATATCAATAACTCTTCCTCTAGCATCCAAGTTTTCCCATCCTGGGAATGGAGTATAAATTGGTGTAAAGTTTGAGGTTTCGGAAATTGCATAAAAAGCGCGAATATCACAATAGTTATTAATATGCGAAGAAACTAAGATCTTTAACGAAGTTGCAGAATTTTCTAAAGAAATTTCTTTAGAAAGATATTGGAATGCAGTTGGATCTTCGGCAATAGTATTAACTCTACTATCGTTTACATAATCAGTAATAACTTGATTAACTCTATTTGAAGTGAAAATGGCACTAACTCTTTGAGTATCGATAATTGGTGATAGGTAAGTATCTGTAGTTGATAGAAGCACTCTCATATTAAATGATTTATTTCCAGGATAATTATCCAACTTATCTACTTCATTTACTCTAGAAGAGATTAATCTTGGACTTGAAACATAATTTGGTTTGTTAATTGAAATAATCTCATATCCCTGATCTGTATATGGCAATTCATTTCCACTAATACTCGATGCAGAAACAGATCTCATTTCTGCACTAATTGAAGTTCCTTGTACTGTTACATTCTGAATTACTGGGGTTATTACCTCAAATGGAATATTTTGAGTTGAAAATACGTTTGTTCCTCCAGATGATTTTGTCTGCTTAATGTATAATGTTGGATATGTCAATGAATTTGAACGATTAACACCGTTTGTTGACGTATCAACTTTTACATTATAATAGTTAAAATTGAATGGATCAGTTACAGTAACATCTTGGGTATTGTGCGTTGTATTAATTCTTCTTAGAGAAATACCATTTAATTCATACTTATAAACTGGAGTACCTGCAGGATAATTTGTTGCAGTTCCACTTATAGCTCTTACTATTGGACCTTGAATTGCTCCAGAAGAAACGTTTGTGTATGAAATTACTTCCGTTCCAATAATTAAATATCCTGGATTCTGAGCACTAACCGCTGCATTTTCAAATGTGCCAAATTCCGTAGAATCTTCAACATAAATTGTCGAGTTTGAATCAAATGCAACTGGTATACTTAATTTTGTTGCTTTTGTGTCTGGTTCAATTCCACTTAAAACGACCAAATCTTGACCCGAATACATTCCATGATTCTTATGATTAACTTTAATATGAAGACCATCATTTTCAATATCAATAGAAGTTGCTAAAAGATTTGCTCCAGCACCGTTAATATTAGTAGAAATTCCAACACTATTTGTGTATTGTAATGTGTTTCCAACTCCAGTTAAAAAGTCGCCTTGAATATTATCTAAAATTAATTGATTTGTTGCGGCAATAGAAACCAGCGAGAATCTTGCATTTGTTCCAGTATTAAATGCGCCTATAGAAGTAATTCCAAGAACATCACCAGATTTATAACCACTTCCACCATTAACAATGGTTGCTGCAATAGATACTCCATTGTTAATGGTTATATTTGCTGTAGCATTTTTACCAGATCCAGTAATACTTGTAAGTGATATATTATTAAATGTTAACCCACCGCTCGATGGGGTATATCCAATACCAGCATTAATAATATTGAGAGTTCCAGTTGCACTTCCAGCAGTTCCTACAAGATTTGCAGTTCCTCCAGATTGCAATTGCGAAACTGTATTGCCAACTCTAATTCCAGCATCTGTTAATGTTGATGATATTGAAACTCTAATTTTTCTTGAATTGAATTTCAATGGATCTGGAAGAAGGTTTGCAATTTGCTTATTGCCTTTAGTAAGTTCTGGATTATAGAACTCAACTGTACCAGATTCTAGGAAATCTGCTCTATAAAGATTAAACTTAAGATCTTCCCACTGACTTGCTTCCCAAGTAGAAGCATTTTGAGATTTAAATAGAGATCCTAGATATGGTTGATTTGAAATATAAGTTTGGGTTAATAGATCGTTTTCTCCAATTCTTGAAATATATACGCTATATTTGGTTGAATTGGATGCCAAACAAATTGCATATTCTTTTTCACCTTCCAAATAAACGGGTGCCTTAAAAGTAAATGTGGTTGCAATAGATCCATCTGCAGAAGTATTAATTTGCTCCGGATCCAATACTATTTCAGAGAATGGAAGAACTTTTTGTGTTGGATATCCATTTGCCATAGTCCTAAGTTGGAAAACGACAGGAATATTCATATCATCCTTTGACCTAAAGTATACATCACATCTGGTAAGAAAAACTCCTGTGCTATTATCAACTAAGAATGATTGTGCTAATGGATCATACCATCCAACTACAACTTGTCTACTTGACTGAGAAACTACAGTACTACTAACAATCTGCGTTCCAGTTGTTCTCGATGCAGCCCTTTCTTCAAACTCCTGCTTATTCTCAATTCTAGCATTTCTTACTGAAATGATATTTTCTTGAACTGTTTCTAAAGTTCCACTTGAAATAAATGCTTCTTCTGCAACTGTTGTGGCAGCATTTTGGTCGTTTGCATCATTATTAACAAAAGTAAGAGTTTTTGTTCCAGTTTCAAATTTGGGATGAATGTTGTTATTTGGATTTGGAACAAAGAAACTACCATGAAGGTTTGCAGCTATGTCAGAAATCAACCTGACATTGGTAATAGTTGCTTGAGCACCACTTGTTTCTCCAACAAGAGTCATTCCAGATTCTACCCACCCACTAAATGTTCCCTGCGGTTGATTTGCAAGTGAGAAAGTATCTACGTTTAAGATATTTGATGTTGAAGAATATGTATTTTGTAAGATCTGAGATGTATATGGATTTTGTGGGAAGGAAATTGTTGGTGCATCATAGGGACCTTCTCTATGATTTGAAGCAGCAACTCTAAATGTAATCTTGGGAGAATCTGAACCAAGATTGCCATTTGACCCAACTCCTGTTCCAATTGTAGTTCCAGATACGTTTTCTCCAACTTGAAAAACTCCAGATGTCATACTAATTTCTAGAAGTTTTGGTACACAATATTTGGTAACATTTACTCCGTCAAAGAATGCATAAATTCTTGTCAATGGTTTAATTCTTTTTGCAACAAACTGAATATTCCTAGATCTCATGAATGGAACAATTGACCTATCAACAACTCTATCTCCAACAGAAGTTAAATCAAACTGTTCGCTGATAACTGTTCTTGTGCCAGTTCTAGAAGTTACTCCAGTATCTCTAACCTCTAATAATTGATCCTGAAATACTGTAGTTGTTTGGGTGTCAACTATTGCTGCAGCACCACCACCTCCTTGCCATCCACCACCAGAAACAACAGTTCTTGTTTGTGAACCCCTAACAGTTTCTGTACCCGTCCAATTAGTAACCCAAGCATTCCAAATAACAGGTGCAAATCCTGTTTGAGGATCTACTCCTTGATTCTTAACCGCATTTGCTAGAGTTTCTGCGTAATTTCCTTGAGTTTGAATAACTTTTGCTTCTAAACGAGTTGTATCAACCCATGTATCAGAAGCTGGAGTAAGTTCCAAAGTTCCTTGCCAAAAACTAATTAAGAAAGGTGTAACGCTTTCTGATCTAGTTGCAAAAGTCTGTTTTAACCATTCTACTTCAGAATAATCTAGTGTTAATATGTCACCAGTTTTTCTTACATTAATACCTTCAATATCAGTAAATGATAGATCTGCACCGGGAGATATTCCAGTAGCAGGACCTGATGCCAAATCTACTGATGTTGTGTAGTGAGATGGTCTCAGTTCTTTAAATGCCAAATCAATACTATTCTTATTTCTATCACCAGTAATAGAATCTTCTTGTGCCAAGAGAGATGTAAAGTTATCTACAAAGAAACCTGATTTGAATCTATTCAGTCCATCATTATCTGGAATAAACAAATTAGATGTATTGGATTCTAACAAAGTGAGAGCAGTATAATACTCTAGATTTTTAATTCTATCTTCAAGTTTTTTGATATCGACCATTCGATATCTCTTATGACTTAAGAATTCTACCTTGGCATCGGATACATTATAAAGATATGGTGGAAGTGTAATAGTTGCTATTTCTAAAGAATCGTCAATATTACCTGGTTTTTGTAATTTTTCTGAAGGATTTCCATATATTACTTGGAATTTGCCATCTTTTGTTAAAAATAACCTATCAATTCTTCCAAGATAATAAGAAAAACTTATATTAATTGATTCATCTGATGCAAGAATATTGGACGAAGAATTTCCAGAGTTATTAAATACTCTTCCAAAAAATTCGAGTGGTGATCTTGAATTTTCTAAAACTTGATAATTCGATACCTTAGGGCGAATGTCAATGATGTCAGAGTTTCTTATTCCATTAGTGCTTAGTATATCTTTTCCATAGGAAAAATTGGAATATGAATTTACAGTTGTTATATCGCCATCATCCGTAAGATCATAATATGCGTTTGCAAAATAAACCTTAACTTTATAATATGGTTCCTGCGATTCAGACTTTCTCTTCAATGTGCCATAATTATAGAAAGTTTGTCCCTGACCTGTTGTAAAGGTATAATTTGGAGAAATTTCTTTGGATGGTAGATCTAAGGCAGTAATCTGAGCTGTTGCACCAGATTCTTCAAAAAGAATAGTTTCTCCTTCTTTAAAGGTATTATTATTTTTATAGAGGAAAGAAATTTTTGCATTACCAAGTTTTTCTGCAACTATGGCAGATGCTTTACTTGATTGTCCTACAATTTTTTCGCCAACAATTAAATCATAAGTTTGAGTAATTGGTCCAGTTATTGAACCAATATCCATAGTTGGTGCGGATGGTTCTGTAGAAGAATCTAGAGATTCGAATATACCATGTACTTCGATAATATCTGAAGTATTGAGAGAAAGAACTTCGTCTTGAACTCTAGTTCCAAATGGATAATTACCAAATACTAGTCCATCATCAAATGTTTGTCCTCCAGTACCAGATCCATCATATTTTGATTTATCAATAACAATTGAATTGACCTTATTCTTTCTCTTTACCTTTGCTTTTGGTTTATTCTTTCTTAAAGTTGCAATCAGGGTTGCTCCAGTGTCATTTGAACCTAAGTTATAAATTTGGAGAGTTGATGAACCATTAGTAAATGAGAATTTATCGGAAGTTAAAATTTCGACATTTCCATTGGATCTTATGAGAGCATATCTTTCTTCATCAAATGGTAAAAATGCCTCATTTGTTCCTGCATCAAGTGCAGTTGATAACTGATTATTTGAAATATTTACATTAAATGTTTTTCTTATAATCAAATATGAATCTGTTAAATCAACTGATGCTATATTATTTTTTGGCAGTCTTGTATAGAGTGTATTGTCCGTAGATGTCTCTAACTGAGTAGAAATTATATTTAAGTCTGGAACTGATAATGTAGTTGATGGAAGTTTTCCTTCACAAATATTTGTGACCGTAGTTACACCAACAACTTCTATATAATTAGTTCCAATTTGGTATGTTTTTGCAAAAACTGGATCAGTTAATCTTGAATCAAAATATGAAACTAAATTTCCAACTTTAACATAATTTCCAGGGAAAAGTAAATTTGTGGAAATTATTTTACTTGAAAAAATTGGAGTTGAGAAATTAACTACATCTCCAGGGATATATGGGGCAAGATTTGTAAATGTAACCCCAGTTCCCGTAATCATTGAGGAAATGTTATTATATGTTACAGCAGTTCCAGCATTAATTTGAACTGCTGTAGTATTTCCTGCTCCAATAAAGAAGGATGATGAACCGACTGAAGTAACCGATACATCTACTAGACTTGGGAAAATAGTAACTGCTTGTGCTGCGGGAATTGAAACTGGTGCAGTATTTGCAATACCAATAAAGAATGAAGTAGATCCAACTCCAGTTACTGTTACATTAGTTAAAGCTGTTCCAACATTGACAGTATTTCCAATTGATATTGAACTTGCAGCAGAAACAAAAATTTGCGTAGATCCTACAGAAACTATTGCAGAAGTTGTAGTTGCAATCGATGGTAGTGCAATAGTAAATTTTGTTGATGAATTAACTGAAGTAAGAACTCCAACAAAAAATTGAGTAGAACCTGCAGCAACTGGACTGGAAATGGTAGTTGATAACCTGGATGAAGATGTACTTCCAATTCCAATAGTTAAGAAGGTATTTCCAACAGAAACAATAGGTACACTTGTTAATGCTGTTCCTACACTGATTCTTGTTGCGGTATGAATACCTGCAAGAATGTTTGGATCAGCATTTACATAAATTGTTGTTGATCCAAATCCAACTGTGCTTGTTAATTGAGTATTTGATGTTACATATGGACTAGTATCGCTTAATGCAATATTGACAAAACTTGCACCAATACCAAGTACTGTGGCACCAACTCCAGGAGTGGAAGTACCAATTCTACTGAATACGTAAATAGAACTTCCTACAGAAACTCCTTTAGTATTATTAACGTAAATTACTGTTGAACCACCGCCAACTGCAGAGGAAATTGATGTAACTAAGAAATTTTCATTTTGCAAATATCTATATGCACCTATCGTTGCCAATCCAACAAAGGATTTTGGTGATTGAATTACATCTGCATTAAATGTTGAAGCAGATCCGACAGTACCATATACCGATTGTATATCAGAAATGCTATATGATGTAATTGCGGTCGCTACTCTTCCATTTGCCAATCCATCAAAACTGAAAGATTCATTCTTTATAAAATCTCCACTCTTATCATAAACCAATAGATACTTAGAATTTACTACACTTTCTTTAAGAAAACCTGAGGCACCACTGCTATTGCCAACAATTCTTGTGGGGACTGATAGTTCTACTGGTTCATTTAATTCAATCTCGGTTACTGTTTGAATGTCGTAAAGTGAGAGATGCCACTCATTTATATTTGAATTTGAAGTATTGTAAGATCCTGCTTCTAATTTAAAGTCATAAACTCTAGCAACACCAATTTCTCTACCATATGCAGTGGTGCTGGATGAACCAATTCTAGAATCTCTTAAACTTACATAATAGGTATTTCCAATACCTATTCGAGGTGCTCCATATACTCTATTGAGTTTTAAAGTTGGACCAGTATTATAAATTAAACTTTGATCTGTACTTGTTTCAGTAGTTCTTGTTTTTGGTGCATCAATAAAGGATGAGTTTAAAGTTTCTATCTCATAACCTCTAATAAATGCCTTTCCAGGAGATATTTGATATAAAGATAGGTCATCATTTGGAGTTGATCCAGTTGAAGTGAATTGCCCCACTTCATATACTCCACGATTACCTAAATTATCATTTAATGATTCTTTTACGCTTAAATCGAAGGGAGAAACATAGTAATCCCCAGATTCTGCATATGTTCTTCTTGCTAAAATATCAGTCCAATCTTTATCGCTATATCCACCTTGACCGTAATTGATAATCGTTTGAGACCTTAAAACACCGTCTGTGACAGTTCCTAATTCGATGAATGAACCATCGTTAAAATCAGTTAAACTTTTTTTGAATAGTGATACGGAAATTTTTAATCTATCAGCTCCTGGCGCAGCATAGTTATTAAATCCCTGCGAGTTATCATTCAGACTTTCATCCATATCTGAATTAACAACTTCCTCATTGATATATAAACCAATTCTATAATTTGGTTTATTACCGTACTGTTCTAATATAAGAGTCTCTTTTGCTACATTTAAGAATTGTCCGCGTATGAAATATACACCATCCTGAATAGAAAATGCAGACGCGATTGAAGTTGCATTATTGGAAATTGTAGATGCAAATGCTTGCCCTGCTACAATTATACTATTTCCCAACAAACCTGATGATATATTTGTAGTACAGAGAAGGTTTTCTCCATCAAAAAATTGCTGACTTTGATTATTTTGTGTACTAGATCCCAAGTAATTTACATAAAGGGTGGCAGTTCCTCTAATTGAATCCGCAGAAGATAATACTTTTTCTATTACTGCAGTAATTCCTGAGGTTTCTCCAATAATCTTTGTTCCAACAAGTTGATCTAAGTATGCCTCTACAGGAACCCCAGAAAAAGTGTTATTTAATTGAACTGCATAATAAAGTGCATTATATGCAGTATTTCCTGGAATTACCTTTGCACCTTCTTTAAAGAAATGCTGTCCGAATTTTTCAATTTGATTTTGAAGAATTGACTGTAAAGTAGTTAATTCTCTTGCCTGAACAGGATATCCCGGTTTAAAAAGAACCTTATAATAATCATTATTTGCATCAAAGTCATCAAAATATGGAGATACATTGAGATTAGTTTGTTGTGGCATAATTCGTTAAAATTGCAATATGACTTTGATGTCTTCTTTTTGATTTGAAGATCTCGTAATTGATGGCCTATTATCTACGTAGATAATATCTCCAGAATATTTTTTAACTTCTGGTGTTGCCAGACCATTTGCAAAATACTGACCAAGATAGTAGGTTCTATTATTTATGACGGTAGATACACCTGTAAATGATGTACTAATTGATAGGTTTACGGATCCACCAGAAATTACTAAACTACCTCCAGAAGAAGGTGAGTTTGTAAATTCAGTAAGATTGAATCCATATACTGGAGTTGACTGTGCTACTCCAACAGTACTAAACCCAGACAAAGAACGATCTTGCCAATATTTTAAGACGCCGGTTGTTTGGTCGTAATTGACAACCTTTCCAGCGGCGGTTATGCCAGTTCCGATTGTTTGTGTGATAATTGAATCAGTAGTAAATGATGCAGAACTATATCCAACTCCAGTTAATCTAAGTGCATATACTGCACTTGCTTTATCTGAAGTTAGATTTTGATTTGATCCATATGCTTGTGGATTTCTAACAATACCAATTCTAGATATTTGATTTCCTGTTATAAAATCTGGATTTTCATTATCATTTTCTATTCTAGAATAAAGAAGTACATTATATGCTCCAAGTTCCCTGTAAATATCTGCCCCATGTCCACCTTTTGGTGGAATAATTACATCAAATTCTGGTCTTGTCAATCCTGTAGGAAAATTTGAAGAATCCAGATCAACATTACCATATGTATATCCAGATCCTTGATTTGATACATTTATAGATTCTACCTGCTGATCGTTATTTACAACAATCGTACATTCTGCTCCATTGCCGTCACCTTTAATTGGAATTCTAAAATAAGATGTATTTGCAGTCCCTAATCCAACTCCTCTATTTTTTACTGTTACAATCTTAATTGAACCGTCTATTGAATTATTTCTTACTGCAGAATTATCATTTCCAGTAGTCCAATTTTCTGGAACTGGAATAAAATCAGTAGATTCGAATTTTTTAATATCTGAGGGTTTAATTGTATATAAGTATTTCCAAAGATAACCGTCTCCACTTGTACCAGCTGCTCTTGGTTCTAAATCTGTAAATACTGGTTCATCTAAGGATGGTCTTCCATTTGGATTTTCTGGATCTATTCCATTGTGTAGGCAAATATAAACTCTATAATCAGAGTTTAAAACATAGTATGAAGATCCATATAGATTTGTAGATCCAGAAACCTTTGCAGTATTTGATCTGGTGTAATCGTGACGATACATGTCATAAATTGTTCCAGAAGACCAATTCCTTTTTTCAATAACCGGTCTTACATCACTTGCAGTAATTTTTTTTAATCCAACCATTGTATCCCAATAAGAATTCTCATCATCAAAACTATCTTTTGGTGCTGGTGGGTTATTATCCCAATCAATTTGATATTCTGTTGGGTTTGGGAGACCAATAAAGGAATAGTATGAATTATCAGACGAATTTACATCAGATACAAAACTCTTCGCATTTAATATTCTAATTTGATCAGTTATAATTGCTGCCATTTTACGGAGTTTTTTTATTATTTATAGAGCAAATCAGATGAGATCTGGATAAATCCTAATAGTATTACCCATTCCTGCATGATCGGTACATTGATAATAAAGAGTATTTGGTGCATTAAAGGGAACGGTAAACTTGATTGTTGTCATAGTTTGACCGTTCCCTACTACACCATTATTATATACGGTTCCATTATTTTGATTTCTAATTTCAAATGGATGATCTGGAGCATTATTTACAATATGATAAGTACATCCCCTTGCCAAATATAATACTGGATCAGCAGTTCCGGAAGGATTTGTAAATCCAATGCCAGTAAAGAAGAAATCATAACCATCTCCGGTAACAGTCCATTTACCACTAACGGTATATGAAGCATCTCCATATAAAGATGTTGCTGTAAGAATTCCAACTGTAGCAATACCTGAAGAATTGATGGAGGAAACTGTAATATTTGGAGATCCAGTGAGATTTTGTGCTACTGTAGAAACTCCAGCATAATTTGCATATCCAGCATAAGTAGAATTTGTTGATACACCAGAACTTGTAGAGTATCCAGCAATTGTTGCATAGGTTGCAATACCAGTATTAGTTGCATAGGTTGCAATACCACTTGAAGTTGCATAAGTGGCAATACCAGAATTAGGTGTATAGGTTGCTATACCACTTGATGTAGAGTATCCAGCAATTGTGGCATAGGTTGCTATGCCTGCCCTAGTCGCATAGGTTGCAATGCCAGAATTGGGGGCATATGTAGCAATACCAGCAGTATTGGTATAATTTGCACTTACACCAGTTAAACCAATACCAGACCCGACAAACCCAGCAGCTGTAACTATGCCACTAATTTTAGCATCTCCAAATACATCAAGTTTTGATGTTGGATTATTTCTATTAAGTCCAAGATTTCCAGACTCAGACAGTCTAAATCCTTCAATACTGTTTGTTACAAAAATTAGAGGATTTGCCGATGTTAATCCAACAACACCAGCATAAGCTGGAAATGTACTAAAATCACTATTTCCAGATGAGTTTTGTAAACCCAAAACAAAATTGGACGGACTATTGTTTGAAAGTCTAATAGTTGCTGGTCTTGTCAGTGTATTTGGAATAATCGAAATCGATGGTTCGGTTGTTCCGGGATTTGATCTAATGTGGAGAGGATAACTTGCATTTGCAGTTCCAATTCCAACAAATTCACTAATATAAACACCTCCTGTGACCGAAAGTTTTTGTGTTGGATTTGTAGTACCTATTCCAACATTTTTTAGCGTATGAATACCAACTGTATTATTTGCCCATGTACCAGAAGATCCGGCAATAGATGGTTCAACTTGTATGTTTACTATTCCTGTTGAGGATGAAATAGTAATTCCTGTTCCTGCAACAATGGTTGTTACGATTCCTGCTGGCAAATTTGTGCCATTACCCAATAGAGTATAAAGTTCGTTAAAATTGCTATTAATTTTAACGCCAGCAACAAGCAGGCTATCACCTGTTCCATCATTTGGGATAGTTCCTGTGCCTATACCTAACTTTGCCATTTTTATAAGTTTTTAAGTATTTATTGAATGTAACTAGTATATTTTAGAGGAATAGTTCTTCTAACAAATGCCGAAGTTGATATTCCACCAATGCCATTAGTTCCATAAAAATCAAAGTTATTTTCTTCACTTCTATATGGAAGAGTTATTTTACCCCAACTAAAGTTTCCAAAATAATTTGAAGATGTGACTATTCCAGTGTAAGAAGTGGATCCTAAACCAACAGCAGAATCAAATTTTAATACTCCAGAATCAAAAGTGATAACTGAAGAACTAAATGTTAGTGAAGAAATTCCAATAATTCTTGCAAATACTCTTCTAAGATTAGTTGTTCCAATACCCGTAATATTTCTTTGTATTATCTCAGAAGTATCAACTTGATATACATTATCAACAAATTGTGTTCCAATTGCCACAAATCCCCCATTAGTATTTCCTGAATATATTACAGTAGTAGCAGATCCAACATTTGAATTATAAACAATAAAATAATCACCAACAGAAAGGGAACTTAATGTGACGGCAATTCCGGCAACATTTGTAGATCTTAAATAGGAGTCATTTGGAATATGAAGATCTAAGATAATCTTATTCTCAAGTGCAAGTGTAGTTGTTAAACCAAATCCAACAATAACTCCAGAATCTCCTTTATATTCACCAACTTCATTAGTCTCTTCATCTGTTGTTGGTGGTTCAATTAGAACAACTGGAGGATTATTTTGAGAATAACCTGTACCAAATCCAGTTAGACTAATAGAGGTAACGATGCCAGTTAATGTTGATATTGAAGTTATTCCACTTGCTCTTTGGGTTGTTCCCAATCCCACTGGAGACTGAATTGTAACAATTGGGCTGGTATGGTAACCCATTCCACCTTGATTTAAGACAAGTTGGGTTATTGTTCCTGCGGAAGAAACGATAGATGTTGCAGCAGCAGAAATTTTTTCATTCTGAGATACTAAGGTAATTTGTTTCTGGAATTCTAGTGATACATTATTTTCATTTTGTGGATTGAAGAAAGGTCTAATATTATCCACATATATTATTGTTGACCCAATACCAACAGGTTTAATTAAATATGCAAATGGGTTTATGGATGGTTCATAAAGAGTTCTATCTTTACCAATATAACGACCATCAATTATTTTATCCTTAGTTTGTTTAGTCCATGTTACTGTTCTATAAAGAGTTTCATCTTCAGTATTTCCTGGACCAAAATATGGATTGGTGCTTACATTATCAGTTGCATTGACACTGGTTACTGTTCTACTTGTTTCCTGCAGAATATTAGATTGACCTATAGAAGCATCATACCCAAGAGTCAAATCATCACCATATTTAACTGTCTCCAGTATATTTCTCTCAATAACGTCAAGAACTCCACTTCCTTTATAGAATAAAATCTTTGATGAATCACCTTGTTTTGGAGGTTCAGTAAATGTTATTTTACTTCCACCATTAAAGATATATGCTTTACCTGGGACTTGTAGAGTATCATTGATGAATATGAGAAGTGTGTCTTGAACGTTAACATTTGAACCCCTCTCAGATCTAATTGTAATTAAATTTTTAGAAACTTTTAGTGGGAATACAACTTCACTTCCATCAAATAGATCATCCAATTTATCAAGAACTTGCAATTCTCCAAGAGACCATCCAGTAAATTTATCAGAAAAAGTCTTCTGTACTGTAACAGTAAATTGATTGAATCCGGAAGTCGTCGGTATTCCGGTTACACCGCCAGTAGGAAGAGTTAATATATCACCTTGTCCGTATCCATATCCATTGTTCTTAATTTCAAAGTCAATGACACTAGATCCTTGTCCGACAACAATATCTACAGTTGCTTCAGTGCCAAATCCAGTTGTTCCTGAAATATACTTCAATGGAATATCTGAGTATGGAAGTGGGGCATCAATAATTACATATGGTCTATTTGAAGATGTATATCCAGTACCTGGGTTGGTAATTGCTATACTTACGACATGACCCCCACTAACAACTGCTGTTCCTATAAACTGGATATTTGGTGTTGATACTGAAGAAGTTCCAACACCAACTCTAACTACTTGACTTCCAGATCTATAACCAGAACCACTATTTCCAATACTAATTGAAGAAATTGTTCCTGCAATTGAAACAGTTGCTGTTCCTCCAGCAGAAACTAATGGTTGATATCCAAAACCTTCAAAAGATCCAACAGATATAATAACTCCACCAACAGGTAAGTTTGAAGTATTTACATCAGATCTAAATGAAGTTGCAGTTCCAGTAAATCTAACTGATGTTATTCCAGAAGTTTCTTGTAAAGTATAGTCATATGTCAATCCTGGACCTTGGAAAATATCGTTGATAAGAACTACGGCATTTTCAGTTGATATTCCAGTAACATTTGATTGATTTGATTTTAAATTAAAACTTCTCTTTGAACCATCGAATTGAGTTGAAATATCATCAAAAATATAATTGTGGGAATATGTTTCTTCCGAAGAATTTGGTTTTCCTGAGCGTAAGAAAGATCTCCCTTGGAAATGTGATCCTGTAGATATTCCAGACCAATCTCTATCATCTGGAGCATTAGTTGTGCTGCTATATGGAAGATTTCCGTAGGGAGCTTCTACAAAATTTAAAGTGTTTGCAATAATATTGTAATTGCCAGTAACTTTAGTTACCATAGATCCTGTTGAATATCCTGCTAATGGAGTTCCTAACCAAGGTCGTTGAACTCTAATTGCATTAGTAATCCCAGCTCCAACAGATTGAATTTTCATAATCTCATTACCAATTTTAATTAAATCTCCACCAAAGAAAGATGAAATTCCAGTGAAATATAAAACATCATCAGTTGTTGTAATTGATTGTGATAATGAACTTGTCAGTGCTGTTGCAACAATTGGAGATTGGATAATATTGTCAAGAGCAATAATAACTTTTGCATTTTGGTTTGTTGACGAAAGAGTATGAGATGTTCCTACTCCTACATTGGTAATATTTAAAGTTTTGGGAACATTAAGTAGTGCATTTTCTGCACTGCTTGCAAGTCTAATTAAATTTTCATCAACTTTTACAACATAAACACTTGAAGGTAATTTTGATGTTACCCCAATACCTACAAATGATGTATCAGCAATGCCAATTGCTTGACTACTTCCTGCACCAGAATGACTATAGATGAGTTGTTCTCCAGTAACAAAGAAATGGTTTGAAAGTTGAATTGTATTATCTCCAACACTTACAATATTTGAATTATCTCCTTCAAAATCTCTTTGGAAGATTTTATCATTATTATGGTATAATTCAAATGATTTTCTAACATCTCTCTCAGTTCCACTGTATGTGCCATACCTTGTTTCTATAGTGGTATTATCGAGTTCAATTATATCTTTTAAATCATCTTCATATCTTAATGCATTCAAATAAACTTTTACGTCTACATTAATATTTGCTTCTGGCGTAAAAGTTAATTGTGTAATTGAAGTTCTTCGTGCTCCAATCGTACCAATTTCATGCCCGTCCTCAGTAGAGATCTTGGCAAATTCTGAAATATAAACCTCAGATTCATCATCAACAACTGTCACTTCAGACAATTGATGAACGTTGTTTGTCAAATCGGATACTTGTACGATAAAATATGCTCCGTCATAATTATCTGGATAATCTGAGATCACTGTTTCTATTGGTGACGAAGTTGATGCAATAGAAACTGATCTTGCCTCCAATCGGGCATGTTTCATATCGACAGTACCTATTCCTGAAGTTGAAGAATCTGCAATTGCAATAGCAATAGAGCTTACTGTAACACCAACTCCAGCATTTGAAATGAAGTCAACTTTTAATTGAGATCCTGATAGGTATGGATGATACGTTCCAAACCCTGCATTTCCGTATTGGTCTATTGAGTTTGTTGTAAGTTGTCCGTAGTCTATGAATGAGACCTCATCACCATCATGAATAAGATTGATCTCATCATATTGATGTTTGTTATCTGCACTAACAATTTGAACAAATATTTTAGATGATCTATATGTATCTGGAAGGTCTACAATATTTCTTGTAGATCCTGCTGCTATTGAAGTCTCGTGTACAATATCAACATCAACAATTCCGCCAAAATTTATTCCCCCAAAGGGAATTAAAAAATCTTTAATGTTATATTGCAATGTTGTTATATCATAATCATTTACCGAAAACTTAATTGGGTAAAATAAAACCAAACCTTCAGAACCTTCAATACTAAAATCAAATGATCCAAGATCATATGAACTTTCAACTCTTCCATATTGATTTAAGTAACCGAAAGTGTTATTGTGTAGAAGATTGACAAGCATTATCTGTCTTCTATCAATATATCTTTTGTCTCTTACATAAGAAATGTATTTAATTGCTCTATAGTCTGAAAGAAAAAATCTATGAACTTCGCTAAACTTACTAGGTCTTGGATTACTGTTAAACTGTGGGCTTACATCATCAATTGAAAGAACTCTATTTCCAACAGATTCAAAATAATCACTCAAAACTTTATTTTCAAAAGTAATTTCATTTGAAATTATTCTTGAATTATTATTCAATGAATTTTCTTTTACTAAATCAAAATCATAAAATGTGTTTAAATTAACAACACCAATTAAATCGGTAGTTACTTCAAATGATGTAAATTCAGTTGATAATCCAACTCTCAATGATTTTTCAGAACCGCTTGGAAGTTTTGATTCCATTTGCAGATCACCAAATTTTTTAAATCCAACCGAATGGTTTAAGGTACTGACAACATCATTCCAGTTATCAAATGGAATTTTTGATTTAATTGAGTATGAGAAATTTTGATAGTAATCGCTATCCTGCATTCTCTGTAGATTATCATTTAAAAATCCAGTTTCTCTTGTGGTGCCCTTAGATACTTTGGAAAAAGATCCCAAATTAAAAGTGGAGTCAAAAGAAGTTACTGTTGAGGTAATCCCAAGTGTTTTTGAGGTTAATCCTTGAATGTAATTTCCACTTTCAAATGTATCCTTTGATGATACAATTAAGGTCTCTGTATTCACATTCCAATTTTCTACAACTCCACTATTCGATCCTGATACTACAACTTCTCCTGTATTGAAGTTATTTTTCTTTAAAATTGAATTGAAAATTGGAAAATCCTTTTCTGCAATAATTCTTCCAGAAGAATTTGGAATATCAAAAGTTCCTGGATATTCTGATCCATTTAATAGACCATCCAAACTGTATGCAACTGTTCCAATTCCCCCCAAATTTTGATCTACTGCTACAATGGTGAATAAATTATAATCATAATACTCTGAATTATATCCCTTTCCTTCCGAATTGACGCCAACACTGATATTTTCAATCATAACCTTATCACCCACTGTAAATGGGAAAGAATTTGCAGTGCTAAATCCAACTGATAATGTTACTGTAACATTCTTATTTAAATCATTATAACTTATTGAAGAAATACCAACACCATTTGAATTATAAATTGGCAATATTCTTGGTGTTAAAGCACTTAGACCATAAGTATTTTGTAAAATTTCTATTTTAGAATTTCCAAGGTAATACCTAAGATCAGCTTCTGGTGTCAATTTATTAGTTTTTCCATCAAATACCAATAATTTTGGTGCAGTATTATATCCTCTACCAAAAGAAGTAATGCCAATTGATTCAAATGAAGATAGTGCTTCAATTTTTATAATCTGTGGTAGTTTTGCGGTTGGACTTAGTGTTTTATCTGATGGAAAATCGAATCCAATATTTTGTGGATTAACTTTTGATATTTCTCCGATAGTATTGGAGAAAGTCTCTACTAATGCGCCAATTCCCTCAGTCGATGCAATACTTGACAATGAAGGTAATGATTTATAATTTTTTCCTGAATTTTTAATTTGTACTTCAAATATTGGTCCATTATCATTTAAGGAATTTGTGTGATATTTTATATCTGCAGTTGATGATCCATAAGAGACTGATTCTGGATACTTTGGAATATTGTATGAAAATGTCTTGTCCGTTAAATTATCAATAGTTACTAAGTGCTCTCCATTATATCCACTTCCATTCAATAAAATTCTATTATGATCTAAAATTGAAGTATCTGCAGATATTTCTTCTTTTTCTATTGGAAGAGTACTGTTATATACTGGAACAAGATTATAATAAAAATCTAATGGGAAATTTTTATTTGTACTTAAAACAACCCGTGCATCTGTAGAAATTCCTACAGATCCATATCTACTGATTTCGAAATTTTTATTCTCTCTAGTCTTTTCAAATATATCCTTAAGAGAAGAATCTACATAAAACTCCAATTTAAATGCAGAATATTGAGTTGCTTGCTTAACATATGAGAGGGATGGATCTGATAAATCAAATGTTAATGTCGAATCTTTATATGCATAGAGAGGTGGATTGATGGAAGATAATGTTCCACCAGAAGCACTGATAACATTTACTATTGCTGGATTTGATCCAATAGAATCATAATAATCTTCGCATAATTGAACTGTATCATCATCTACTACAATAATATAATAGAGGTGATTATTAGATAACCCTAAAGATGGTGATGATGAGGTATAAACTACTTTTTGTCCTCTAGTAAAGTTATGATTTGCAATGGTTATTGCACTTGTTAAAATATTGACATCTGTGGAAAGGAATAATTTTGGATCAGATACAACTTTTCTATGATAGTCATTATATTTTAAAACTATAGTTTTGTTATAAAATGGGTTAATATCAACAAAAACAGTATCTCCAGTTTTTAAATGATGAGTTTGTGCTGTGCTCACTGTAACAGTATTTTTTTCTACATTTCCAGTAAGTGTTGGATAATTTGTTTTAAAGCTATGATATACTCCAGTACCAATTCCAGTCAAGTACAATGTAGTTTGATTTCTTGTTGAACTGGTAATTCCAACAAAAATTCCTGTTGATCCAACTCCAACTCTAACCGTTGCAATTCCAATCAAATTATTGTCAATTTTGGCAACATATAATTGATAATTGTTTGTTAATGATAGTGACGTAGAAATGCCATTTGTAGACACTCCAAGGGCACTTCCACCATTTGTATTGTATATTATAGTGTCTCCCGTATTTAATCCATGATTTGGAATTAAAATAGTTTTGGTTGGAATAAATGTGGTTGTGACACCAACTGAATTGTATTGGTAAACAGTATAACCAATACCAACGCCTGCTCTAGTGCCTATACCAACACATTCAACTGGATTGAAATATATTTGCCTATTTCTTATATAATTGTAAGAAGTTTGATATCCAACGTTTACTGATAATTTTTTGGTCTTTTCATAAAGGAAGTTGCCAGCAGTATAAGAAGTTCCGACAGTGGACTCATATTGACGTAAAACCCTTATTTGCGATCCATTTTTGTATACATTTAATACTTTAACCCTTTCATTGCCAATAGTATATACATCGTTTTCCTTTATCTTTGGAAAATCTAAATTGCCAAAAACTGTAAAATATGTGACAATTCCAGTATATCCAACTGTTCCAACACCAGATTTTAAAACTAATCTATTTGAAGATATTCCTGCCTCATAACTTCCATTTAAAAGAGATGATATTGTACTCAGACCTGAGATTGTGACAATATCAAGATTTTTGAATGAATGATAATTGTTAGAAAATAGGTCAAACTGTCCTACTTTATCTGCAGATGGGTATATCTCTGCAATATTTGAATATGTTGATGCAACACTTATAGAATTTACTTTTTTGCCTAGAATTTTATATACATTTACATCTAAACCAAACCCACCAGTATTTTCATTATTGAAGACTAATTTGTCTCCAACTTTATAATTATTTCCTCCAGTTATAATTCCAATATTTTCAATAGATCCAGTCTTAGTTGATTTAACAGTAAATTTTTGATTTAATTTATTGGGAATGTCAATGTAATTATATTGCGTATTTTCACTCAGAATATTATATGGATTTGTATTTCTTAATAAGTGGTCAATATTATAATCATCTTGATTGGAAGTTGATTTGAAATTAAATTCATTTGGTTTTGAATTATAAAAATTTCCAATTAAATATGGGAAAACTGGTCTCTTATAAGTTGAAAACTTTCCTGAACCAGAAGAATCTGCTAGATCACTTACAGTTGAAAAATATGCATAAGTACCATTTGGAAATTCGGGAGTTACACAAAATCTTCCATTTTTTTCGTCCAAAATATTTTCACTACTAACTTTATAGTGAGTATAATCTTCTACAAAAAATCCTTCTGGAAAAATGTTTTGGGGCGGCCTATGTTCTTTCAATTCAAGAATATAACCAGATTTCAACTGAGTTACAACTCCTCCAGACTTAGTTGTATATCCATATGGGCCATATATTGGATTCCCATCATAAGCCCAACCAATAATTGGAGAATGGTCTGTAGAAGAAGACTCAATATTGGCAATCTTCTTCAGATCAGTTTTTCCATATAAAATTTTTCCACCTTGGTCTGATGAATAAACAACCTCTCTCAGTTTTCTTGGTGCATAAAGATGTGTATATTTGAGTTGATATTTAGAATCATATGCATCGGTAATAAATCCATCATCTGCAGTGATTGAATTGAAATGTTTTTGAAATAGATTAACCGTCCATTTCTTTATTTTTGCTCTAAATGATGCCAAAGATCCTGATGACAAAACAGAAATATAAGTAGACCCAGAAAAATAAGAAGTTCCACTACCAATTATTTTAACCGATACTATTGTTCCATTTACTATTACTGGAGTTAAAATTGCTCCAACTCCATTTCCAGTTATTACTAGATCTGGAGTGGAATTGTATCCACTTCCACCATTATTCACAATAACTTCTACTATTTTTCCATTAGAAATAATTGGAGTTAGTTGTGCTCCAGATCCGCTATTTAATGTAATCAATGGCTGTTTTTCAAAATTCAATACGTCAGAAGATCCATATCCAACTCCATTATTACTCAAATGTACCGATGTAATACTTCCTTTAAAAATAGGAATTATTTTTGCATCAAACTTGTATCCATTTACTGATGAAATGCCAGTATTTTCCGAAATTTCTACTGAAATATTTGGATAATTAAAAATATGTGTTCCAGAACCTTTTGAGGTTAATTTGATATGTTGTTTTATTTTATAAAAATAATCTGATGATGAATTTTGAGAAGAAATGCCAACTCTTGATAATTTGAAATTATTTTCGTCTATTGTGGTGACATAATAATTTTCATCATTTACTAGACCGCCAATAACTGATCCTGTTGTAGAATAATTTACTATTTCTCCACTTGAAAATCCATGATATGGAATTTTAATTGAGTCTGATGACGTACTAATTCCACTTTGTTGAGATGTTCTTTTCTTATTTTCATAACCAGATCCTTGATTAGTTACTGTAATTGAAGAAACAACTAACTTTTTGTTGTAAGATTCAATATTTTGATATCCTGTTCCATATTGACTCAATGTAATTGTATTAATTCCTGATAACGCATCTTCAATATTATTATGGAGAGATATTCTATAAAAATCTTTAGAAGACACGTAGTAAGAAGAATCAGTAGTTAATCCTACAATTCCTTTTTGTCCGTTTGTTTTGTAGAGAATTTTTTCTCCTGTAGAAAATTTATGATAAGTTGTAAATCCAATTATCGATGCTGTTGCTCCAATAGAAACTTGTTTTGATCTTTCTTCAGCATTAAAAGTGACTGAGTGAGTAATCAACGTCATATTTGGAGATGCCTCAGCACCAACCCCATTACCTCCGGTAATTTTGATAGTTGGTTGAGTTACATATCCAAAACCTGGATCCAATAATTTGATCTCGGAAAGAGATCCCTTTACCGAGCAATATCCAGTAGCTCCTATTCCAGATGTGTCGCTAATATTTAATACTGGTGGACTAATAATGTCATAGTTACTTCCAGAAGAAGACACTTCAATTTCTTCTATTGGTCCGTATAATATGACATCTTTTGATTTATAATTTAATATTTCTACTCCATTTATTAAAATGCCCGTGGTTCCTGGCAGAGTTTCGTGTGCTTTATTCTGATCTTTAATTGGAGGTTCAATAGATCTAATTAATTTTTGCGGAAGAAGAGTTTTTGATTTGAATCTATAAGGTAAAATTTTGTTTGAATTTACAGGAGTTGTATTGTCAAGAGTTATAAAAATTCCATCATTTAAATTTGATTTGCTTCTTGCAAATTTAACATCCGTAGAACTAATTCTCTTTATATAATAAACTCCCTCATCAAAAAGTGATGATAATACAATATCTACTGTTTCTGTATATTCGCCATTGATTATAGTAGATGTGGATTTTTCTGGAGTATAATAAACAATATCTCCAGTATAGAATCCATGATCCGAATTTGAAGTTATTTGAAATGTATCTCCAATAAAAGTTCCAGAAAATATTACTGACCCATCGGTAATATTTAATTTTTGATTGTCATAATATGGAAGAGAATTTGATGCAACAAAAGTAGAATACTTTCCTTTGTATACATTCTGAACATTTGCATAAATTGAATTTAAATCTTGGAATGTTTGAGAATCTGCTTTAAGAATTAATCTTTTTATTGTATATGATCCATTAATATCTAATTCTCCTTGTCCCTTAATAATAAAACTTTTTTCTGAAATTATGGAAGTAATCTTTGATTTTCTTACATTTGCAGAAAAATCTATAATTTCGATTGAATCTCCAATTCTAAAAAAGTGATTATCATACAAATCAACAGAATATGTCTTATCGGATGAATCAACTAAAGATATTGATTTAACTTCATAGAATGATGAATTGTTAAAAAACCAATTATTAGAAATAGGGTCTGTAGGATTTTCTCCTAAAGATCCAACTATAATACTATTATTTGGTAAAAGATTTGAACTTTTCTCAATGGACAAACCACTAATAACAGAAGTTATTCTTACTTGTATATTTTGGGTTGGATCAAGCGATGATTCTGCTAAACATATAACATTTAAATCAATATTAGATCCATCTAAAATTGTACCATTAATACCACTACATCCAAAAAATTGAGTTAAAGATTTTGATGTATATGTAATAACTTCTAAAGTAGTATCGCTATAGGTTACTACAAGATCACCTGAATCTGGAAACCCATTTGTAGAGTCTACATCCAAATACGATGCTCCTGCAGAAACTTCACCAATTAATTTTGTTCTTGGGTGTACTGCAAACTTTCCATAAACAGAACCATCACTTACAAGATCTCTGTTATATCCAGAATCTATGCTAAGTTGATAATATTTTTTTCCATCAATAGATAATATTTCTTGTGAAGAAGCAATTGGGGCATATGCATAAAAAATTACATCACCATACTCCATTTGCATTAGAGTTGCGTCTAGAAGTCCCTCAGGGTCTCCAGACAGTATCTCAACAACTAATTCATATGTTACTAGGTTGTTAGCATCTGAAGGTTTAAATAGGTATTCTTGCGGTCTGACGATACTTACATCTTCGCCATACAAAGACTTAAAGAGAATAGTAAAGGATTTGTCTGTACCTTTACTTGCATAAAAATCTTTTGATTGCTTTAAGAATAATGATTGGTTTAGACCAGAAAATAAACTCCTATCCTCAAATCCAGGTAGTAGTTGATATTTTGTTTTCTTTAAAAATTCATTCAGGAATAAAATACTCAGGTTCTCAATAGTAGATCCTGCAGGATGCTCTTCAGAATCAGTTTCTGTAAATATAAGTTCATTTGGAGAATTTTGTTTGGTTAAAGAAGTTATTCCACTAAAACCACGAACACAACCAGTAAAGGAATCGAATGTTTTTCCAGTATAAGTTATAATTTCATTATTAATCTTTAGTAATCCATAGGAATCTGGAAATCCTTCCGTTCCTGTTGGACTTTTAATTGTATCAACATATATCGTTTTTTCAATAAACGATATATCAGCACTTAAAATTGTACTCTTAGTTAGATTTGTTATCTCATCTAACTTAATATATTTGTCAATATTTTGAATTAAATCATAAGATCCACCAGGAATTTCTTGTGATGTGTAATATGCAGATAAAAATTCAGCAACTAAAGGAAATTCTTCCCTTACATATGAAGGCAGTTGATTTTCAACAACGTTGCTTATTTGAATTCTGTTTTGTGTCATTTGATTATGATCTTACTAAGTTCCCGGTATTATAGCTTGAAGTAACAATATAGTTTGATGCAGAAGGGTCAAGTCCTGATGAAACTTCATCAATAACCATTTCAAAAATACTCTTACTTATATCTAGTTGCAAATATAAATCCTGTAATCCAACTACGTCATTTGACTGCGGAATTGCAGAAATTTCTATAATAGATTGACCGTCCTTTATTTTGCCAGTTGAAGTAAAATTAATTGGATTCAATGTTATAATTCCTTTTGTATAATCTATTTTTCCAACATTACTCTTGACAATTGTTGTACTAACTGAACCTGGTGATGGTACATTAAAGAAAAATAATGAACCAGTTGTTCTGTTAGTATTTGGAATATCTGAAAGATATAGATCTTGGTTTATTCCATTAATTCTGAATACTGATGATTTTATATTATAACCACTCATACTGCTTATATGTAATTGGTTGCCAAATCCAATACTATATTCTGCAAGAGAATTGATTACAATTCTAAGATCCCTCCTAATCTGAATATTTGTAATGTTTGACGTTACAGATTCGTGGCTATCATCAAGTATTTTAAGAAATTTGCTATATTTAAATCTTGCACCATACTTATTTAACTCAGTTGATTCGGCATACTTATTTGCATTATCCTGAATGACAGAGGAAACATATGCAGAACTCTGTGCCAGATTTGTATTGTAGTAAATTTTTGAGTTAACTTCCAAATAAAGATATTTTAAGTCAATTATTTCTGGAACAATCCCAGCAACTGCATACTTCTTTAATTTTAATTTAATATTATTCTTGATTAAATTGGGTAAAAATTCACCAGATCTCGGTTTGATACTGATAAAAACTTTTCCGTACTGAGGTGGAATTAATTCTTCACCACCAAATACAGAAATAGATTCAGTTTCTGGATATATCTTTTCTGGAATTATAGTTTCAAAATCATTAGCAGTTAATGCTCTATTTTGTGACGAGTAAATTCTAGGAGCATATTTGCGAATTGATTCTACCGATTCAATATTCTCACCACCAGATGAAACTAATCCAGTTGAAAGTAACGATAGTCCAGAACTTACTGTATATTCCGCAGAGTTTCTTGTGTATACAATTCTACCAGAGAATCCAAATTGAGAAATTCCATTTGCACTGTCTCCATTTGTGACAATGTATGATGCTTCAATGAAATTTCCTTCTTCAAGTTTCTTTCCGAATACTCCATCACCGAATAGTAACTCATATCTTTCATCTTCAACTTCTTGAATATAATATACTTTTGAGTCACTCTTAATATCAAACAAACTATCTTGAAGACTATACTTCACTGACACTGAAGATTGTTCTCCATTTCTTATAATCACAGAAAGAAGAGATGTATCAATATTTCCGTTAGGAAGTATAAATTTTCTTGTTGGGTATCTTGCGTTATATGTAAAGTTATTTGTTAATAATACTCCTTCATAAATTTCAATGTCATTAAAAGAGGCAATATTGTCAAATACTGGAACTGTAATATCATCTAGTATTGAAAATACAAATGATTGATTACCAAAAGAACCCGCACTCGATGCAACAGGACCTCTCTTCAGTGTTAATGATACTGGTACTGGAGTAATATTTGATGTATCTACAAAAAAACTAACAGTTGCTCTTGCAGCTTTCTTTGATCTTGGAACATATCCAATATTTCTTGCAAGCGAAACAACATTCTCTCTTAAGGTAGCACTATCAATGAATGATTCATTTGCAACCATGCTAGCATTATATGATGTAATATAGGTGTTATATGCCAGCATATCCAAAATCGTTGAGAGATTGGATCCTTCGAAGTTATAATCAACAAAAGTATCAGTTGACCTTAAGTAATCTCTAATCGTTGTCTTTATCTGGTCAAAATCCAGATTTGAAAAATTTGATAGTGACATTTATCTAACAGATTGCAATATGAATTCTAATTGCTGAGGCGATGTTGTAATACCCTTAACTCGATAAACGATAATTACATTAAAACTATTGTTGTCATAGTCAGGTATAGCCTCAACTGAGATTAAAGTTACTCTTGGTTCAAAATTTGTGATCGAATATTGAATTTCATCTCTAATTTTAAGTGCCGAAAATGAATCTATGTTCTCAAAAAGTGATTTACTAATTCTAGATCCAAAATCTGGGTTAAAAAATTTCTCTCCAGGAAGGGTAAAGACAATATTTCTTAAAGAACGAGCAATTGCAGTCTCGTTCTTAAGAGCAATTAGGTCATTATTCAGAGGATTTCTCTGAAATGACATACTTAGATCTTTAAATCCAGAATTTACCCTTTCTAGAGGCATTAAAATTGATGCAAGTAATAATTATAACTTATTTATTCACTAAAATTCGGTTAATGGAATTGGTTCTGTACCATATTCCCAATCATCATAGTCATCATCATTGCGAATTTTTTCATGAAGATCTTTTTGAACTTGAAAATCATGTTTTTTGGGTGTGAGATCGTCATTTGCAATCTCTCTAAGCATTTTACCTTCCATTTTGCTCCTGATTTTGTAAATCAGAACTTTTTACGGGGTTGCTATCCCGTGAATCAATATAAAAACCCTTTCTTAAGTAGTCGTTATCTTCGACGAATACTAAGTTATCTATATCTTTAACGTTATCTTCATTCCATACAGGAATTGCCACTGTATTTCCGTATCGAAAGTCTGGATTTCTACGAAAATGTACTTCAATTAAGTGATTATCGATAAATTCACAATTAATCCATTCATAGTCACCACTTAAATCATTTAAAATAGAAGGAAACTCTACTTTATGATCTATCTTAGTCCATTGCTTCCATTTATATAATGGATCTATATGATCTCTAGTACCCAATACAACTAATTTTGATTCTTTATTTTGAAAGTCAACACTTAGATGTTCTCCTTTAAAGATTTCACACCAAAACTCTGCTGGATGTAGATGATCTGTACTTTTCTCAATCCATTCAATACGAGAAAATCGCCCCATACCAAGTAAGTTAATACATGGTCGAACGATATAGTCTCCTGAATATGAAACAGGGCACCCTGTAGGTCCACAGAGATGCCCTAGACGTTGATTTAAAACCAACTTGTTATAAACCCATGTATCATTTAAATGTATAGATTTCCATTCCTCACAGCAATCTAAATGATACATAAGAAATTAGTTACCTTGTCCTCTATAACGCTTCTTACGTCCATTACGAGACGTTGCCGAGAGTAAAGTACGAGATGAACGCCCTTGACGAGTCTTCTTAGGAACTCCTGCCACGAACATCGTCTTATTCATTGCATTACCACCTTTAGCCATTTAAAATTTCCTCAAGTTCAATAAAGTTAGGGTCAACATCTTCTCCTTCATAAAAACGTTCGGAGAAGTCTTGAAGAATCTCAGTACATTCTTCTGCACTGAGATTCTTGTGAATCTTACGACCTTTATAAAGTATATCGTAGGATTTGTTAGTCATTAGATCACGCGAGTTTTTTCATGCCCCACACGAATCCGAGGATCGCACCAGATTTCAAACCCTTCCTCTTTTGCATCGAGACAGAATGAAACGTCCTCACCACACATATCCTGAACTGCACCAGATTCAAAAACTTGCATCTTCGGAGCAAACCAAGGATATTCAAGATTTTCAAAAACACCCTTCTTAATCAGTACCCAACCAAACCCAGTGTAATCAACTGTGAAAGGCTTTCTGCGCTTTGCCATTGACTCTGTGGTTTCGTGATTCATAACTCCACCATTGTTGCGGAAGTCATCTTCCTCTAACCAGTGTGCTACTGAAGTTGTGTGACCGTCTTCAGTTGCATACCATCCTGCAACAATCTCCTTCTCATTTCCTTCTGCGTCAATTGACATATCGCACAATTGCCAGAATTGCTGACTGTTGAAGACAATATCCGAGTCAATCCAAAGTTGATAATCATACTCCAGTTTACCATCCCAAGGAATTTGCTTGGGACCACGAAGTACATTTGCACCTAAACACTTACAACGTGCAAAGTTTACCATCGATGAGTAATCTTGTGAGATCTGAATACTCATTCCATTCTGTACTAAGTCAAAGCATAATTGTACGAATGCTTTTAAAAATGTGAAAGAACATCCTCGACCTGGAAGACAAAATACAATTGACTTCCCTCGCATTCTTTCTCGAATTGCATCAATGTCCCATTCTTGTTCTTGAACCTTTGGTGCTGCAGCCTTAACCGTAAATCCTTTTGCCATAAAGTTTAATCAACCTTCAGATCAATTTTATCAGTTTATTTAGAATTTGTCAATGAGAAGAGTTCGATGAAACAAATCGGTTAACCGTAACCTCTTCGAATGTTAACTCTTCTTTCTTGACAGTCACTTCGAGCAACTCAACCATTATGTGAATTGCTTCCCATAATTCGTCAAATTTTTCCTTTGAAAGACTATGATAAAGGCATTTATCCTTTGCGTAGATGTGATACAATTTATCAGACAAATCTGTAGAATCCATAGAGGGTCGCAAAAATTTTTTCAGAATTTTTTTTGACTCACATTAAAAAAGAGTCCCATTATATATGAGACTCTCTTAAGGTCTTTTTACCCTACGGAAATTTTTTTATATTGATATCTCTCTCGCTCTTTCAAAGGTTTGTAGGTTAGGGTAGTATGCGTTTTTTATAACCGCAACGCCCGCACGCCGCATAACGCCCCGACCGCAAAACACTGCCAAAAGGTGTCATATACGCATCATAACATATGTGCCCCTCACTGTCAAGCAAGGAGCACACAGTAAGCTACATCAGAATGCCACTTCCCCCAGAGTAGAAATACCAAGAGCAGACTCAATCTGTGGCGACTCGATATAATCGAAACCACTCACATTATCAGAGACAATGGCATCCAGAATGCTCAAGATTTCATTGCCAGTGTTACCTTGGGCGAGCAGGGAAAGAATCACAGACTTAGACATAATAACGAAGAAGAGAGTAGTGAACTGTGCTGGGAATGAGTATATTTTATGACCCCTTATTCCCGTTGGGTCAGTGTTACCTAGGCAGCGAGTAGAGTATTCTCCCGCCGATAGAAGTACAGTATCTCACCATACTCTACTGGTGCGGGTGCAGGAGTAGACTGGGCGGGACGATTGATGGCATCAGAGCATTGCTTACAGATCTCTTCAAAAGAATAACGAGATTGAGGAATGTAACGCATGAGTGTCAGTTAGTGATGAACGAGTGAGTGATACTTAGTAGGACTTTGTTACGGTGTTGATGTAACGCAGTCCCCAGGAGTAGGCATCATCGGGGTGCTTTAAAGTTTGCTGAACCGAGTACTTATGACCCGACTCTGTTTCTCTTTGAAAGACCCACACATTCCACCGCCCCGACTTCGCTTGTTGCACGAAGAATGGGCGGGTCTCAGTGATAGGGAAGATCATCAGTCTGAGAGGCGTGCTTACACTACTATGGCAATTTGAAGGCCCCAGGTAACTATCACTCTACCATGTGTCAGGTGTACTCAAGTCCTCAACATACGCGGAAACTGACTCTGCGGGTTCCAACTGAAAGGTCTTCTCCCAGTCCATATTGTGCGGGTCGAAGTCACTGAGGACATCAAACTCTAACGTAACCCTATAACGCTGCTTCTGTGCTTGATGATACGCAACTGACATAAGTGTTCTCCGTTGGTGTTATCTGAGTATTATAAGATGTCTGGGAATTATTGTCAACGCTTCAGGGGATATTTATCAGCAGTCCTTATGTTTTTTTGAGGTCTGTGGGGATTTTGTAATAATCGCGGGGTTGACATTTGGGCGCGGTGATGATATAATGCACGCAAAGATCACAAGGTCCTGACACATTTAATTGACTCTAAATGCACCTCATCAACACTCTATCCTCACACATATTCTCATCAATATACCTTATTGATTCTCATTAAGTGTTAACTATTGAGAACGATTGTAAACGCTCAGTTATATTTAAAAAGACATTTATAAATGATTTTTATATGTTTTTATTCCTTTTTAAGTATAATTGAAGCTTCAAGACATAAAAAAAGAGAGGATTTAGTCCTCTCTCTATGTTATGCTTAATGAGAATGATTAACTCAGTTCAGTCTCATACCAGAGAAGAAAGGTACGCTCACAAAACCTTCACTATCTTCGGGTTTTACACCTTGAACTGTTCTTACAAACCATGTACCTTTCTTCTGAAAGACATGCTCTCCTTGAATACCATGAGCGCCAAGAATAGCATTAAGGCGACTCTTTGTGGTATTAGATTGATACCCACCATCGAACAACTGAATGAAGTTTTTGCCGATAGTTGCGATCTGATTACCATACAGAAACACACGGGAGACATCACCTTCTGTAGTGACTTGAGTGTTATCCTTGCACCAATTCTTTTGATTGGTGATTGCTTGGTTCATCAGAGATTCGATCTTACGCATTTTGAAAGTTGAGTGAGTTGGGTGGTATACTACTATGGCAATTTAAAGGCCCCAGGTTTCTATTACTATGCACCTACTGATTGTAACAGTTTATCGCATTGATAGTATAATCCTGGTTTGACAACTTTTGCTTTTGTGACAACAAGATTTCGAGTAAGATTAGGGTGCCGATAGATTAGATGCTTGCCCGATGTACGATGGATTTTGCAACCACGAGACAGCAGCTCTTTCAGAAAATCATTATACTTAATCATGAGAGATAAAGTCGGCAGAGGCATGAAGAATGGATGCAGTTGTGAATCTAGCAGTAGGAGAAACTAGATTCGCAACAAGAACAATCAGGAGCAGAAGTTTCATGGACTTAAGATCTTTGGATCGCATCAATCAAAGCGGGATGAAATATCAGGACCAGGGAACTCATAACGTTCTACTGCTGCTGCAATCTCATGTTCTTTGAATGCAAATTGAACGAAGTAATTGTTATCATAGATGCTATACTGTGTAACCTCTACTGGTGCATAGTTTCCAGCATCATCCCAACTCCCACGTTGATGAGTTGAGGTGACAATACCATAGACTTTGTTTGTATCTGGAGAGGTGAAAGTTGTTTGTGTCATACTACTATGGCAATTTGAAGGCCCCAGGTTTCAGTAACTATCAACAAGGTTAATGATAAACTTCCACTCGTAATCTCCATCTTCAGGATCTACTCCATCAACAACCCATTCACTATAAAGAGCTTTGGTTGTGATAAGATCATCTTGGGCGATGAAATAATCACAACGACGAGCAAATGTATCAGACAGACAGTTAATCAGGAATTGCTTAGTAGATGTCATTTTGTCTGTTAATCAGTGAGTGTTAGGAACTTGAACGAAATCGAGAGAACAGACACACCAACCAGTGTAATCTGTCACCTCTTCAACTAATGCCATAGCAACAGTTTCCTCATCAACATCATCATCAAACTCAAACTCAAAAGTACCACCAAGAACAGAATCTATCACAGATTGTTGTTCTTCTACGGTGAAATCTAAATCATCAAAATCAAACTGAACTTCGGTAAGTTGTAGAGTGGTAAGTGTCATTTTGCAATCTCCAACAAATCAACAACAAGTTCATCACCATAAAGTTCCTTAATCTCACCTACAATTTCGTCTTCGGAATAAGTTTTGTACTCTCTTACAAGTAAATCAAAGACCATTTGTTCCAGAGATTCTACATCCAATCCATCTACGATGTGTGAGGCATAGTTCTCAACGAGTTTGGAAAGTTGTTCGGTAGTGAGTGTCATTTTGATTCAGGAGATTAGTGAAACTTCAGTGATGTTTGGGTTTGATTTTAGCAGTCGATTCATTAACTTTCGTCGGTTAGAGTTCTTCGTTAAATCTAACTCAACGTGAATAGGAATCTCTTCAGAAACTCTATCCTCGTAAGAGAATCGAACGTAAATTGTTGATGTCATTCTTCAGAAACGAATGATGGGATGGTCTACATCAAGCACCTGACATTCCTCAGTCGCAAACACTAACTCAACTTTGAGTTGATAATACTCATCGGTGCCTTCATCGTAGATAGCAACA